CCCGTCCCTACAATTAAATTGTATTCGGGTCCCGAGTACTTATACATAGTACACAAAAGGCCTGGACTTACTTTCATTAGTAAGGTAACTCATAAGTCTTCTATTCGTCTATTAAACGGATATACGATTCATCTACTTCCGTAGAATCCTCAGTAACTATATGTAGGTCAACAAGTTGACAAGGAACAGGCTTATTCCACATATCTAGTTGACGAGCAACATCTTTAAGGATGTTCTCGTATGCTTGGATCGGATCAGTCTGATTATTACCAACCCAACCGGATATAAATGAAGTACCCTCGGGTACTTTCATACACTCCAGAATCAAATCATGGAGTTTGACTAGATCAAGCATAGCTTGATCCCAGTCTTCGTCACGGTCAGGAAGGTCCATCTCCTCTCTCATTTCTTCGAGAGGGTCATCGACCAACATGTACGCATACCAGGTAGGAGACACTCTGATCAGGAGTGCCGAACTAATATATCTTATCAAAAAGAAAATAATAGTGCGTAGAGGAGCCTTATCCCATACTACAATATCGTAGATGAGGCGATAAAACCCTCCCCCATTCCCCAGCCCAAAACTGGCAAAGCCATTTTTGGATTCTAAGAGGCTATACCGAAAACAATTGTTTTCGAAGTATAGTTTATCTTTCTGCCATTTGGTGTAAATACTACTACGGTCTTCGATGTGCCGGATCATAAAGGATCCCAACACGATCTCTCGTAGGTTCGTAAAATACCATGGTACTAGTAAACGTAACCATAATTCGAGGCTCTCGCCTGATGAGTGGGTACTACAAGTACTAAGGCCCGATGGTCCTAAGATCATCAATATAAATATTAGTCTTAATCTGTCCGAAGCTTTACGCTTTAGGAACGGCATTAATGCTAATATATTTCTTACGCTAGATAAAGTAAGGTAGTAACCTTTATCCTTCATCTCTATAAGTAATGACGGTAGATATTTGTAGTTTCTTACTGTAACCAAGATATTACCAGCACCTAGAGGAGTAAAATCCCCTAATGTACTGTGTATCCATCTTTTGGCGAACTCGGCAGTAGATCCTTGATGAGATTTCACAAGGTTTACATCTACTCCTAGAACTTCCATGATTGCAAGGTAGGCTTTCGCCACCGCATCATCGGCAATAACAATGTCATCACCTAGCACTGCATATTTAGTAAATATACATTTACAACCACATCTCTGAGCCGCTATCTGAACTATCAAATGGTGGGTAAGAGCTAACATACCAAACGAGCTATAACAGCCCATTGGTTGACCTACAGAATATCTGATCGGTGAATCATCTAAGTGCCAAGGTCTATCTAAGATAGCCCGCCACAAATCACCTCTAACACCTAAGGTGTTGAGAATTTGGACTTGCAATTGAACAGGTAATCTGTCAGTTGCTGCACTAAGATCGAACGAGTAAAGCACGTGCGACGCACGATTTAAATCGAGAAGCCGTCGTAATGGTTTCACCTGGTTAAAGGTTCCGTCCATCGGTAGTTGTTTTAAGACTTCCGCAATAGCATTATGAAGAGGATGAAACACAATTTGTGTCCACCAATCAGTAATAGCTATTATACGAACTTTTCCTCGTGCCTCGTTTAGTTTAACTAAACGTCCCAAATATTTTGGGAAACTCCCCGAGATTACCATTATAGGTAAGAGGGTCATTCCAAGTAATATCAATCCGAAATGCCAAATAGCAGTCGCATAGTACTCATTAGAAATACAATATCTCATCCAGTTATACCACACTCGTGGATAACGGACATAGGCTATTGCATCTAAAGAGGCACCATATGTAGCTTTTGCGTAATTAGGTCCAGCAGACTCTGATATCGTCAAGAGATCAGGTCGCTGTAATCTTAAAGATTTCAACCCTAATGAGTGCAATGCTTGATCTATCTCATACTGAGGTAGAGTACAGCTGATCCCTTTAAAAGGGTCGGTTATAGTACCCAGTTTTAACACTGGTCTAGCACCCATTACACGGTAGATTGATAGAACTGTTAAAACAGCTCTAATAACTAATTTCCCTTCACCCGAGTCTCGTAGCTTTCCAGCTATCATAGACTTACGGAGTGGTATAGGAATTAATTTGGGTAAGCCTTTCCCAGTAATGCTTATGAAGATCTTAGATCGAACATAAGTTTCATTACCTAGCCAACATACAATAGCACGGGATACCTCAGCAAGATACTGAACTAACCACGTGGATCCATTATGTTTCCATAATGTTTGGACTCTATTGCACATTGGTAGGAAACCAAGTTTCCACATATGTGATAGACCCATGAGCCAGACTGGAATTCTAAAGAAGGGAATGACCTCTTGAGGTCGAATCCATCTTTTGATTTCCATTTTGAAACCGGCATTATTCATGAAGTTGTTTGTCACAATTTTATAATAATGTTGGTTATCAATAAAGTCGCACTCAGGTCCTCTGAAGTTAGGGTGTGAGCCTTTTCAAAAGGGCTTCGCCGGTTGGTAAAGCTATTAGGTCATGCTATTTTATTGATGATGCCATCTCAGCATCATTAGTTCCGCCACAGTAGTTAACCACACTACCGCTGATCACCAATCAGGATTAATCCTGGAAAGTGATAGGCTTATGGAGACTGGAACAGGTACCACTAGACCTTATGCCTAGCGTTACGGCCCTTTAGGG